ACACTCCATGCTCCCTTTTGAGGACCATGAAGGCGACGATCATGTAGATCCAGTTACACAGCGAGTTTAAGTCGCTGGTGATAGGGATCCCTGATGGGTTCCCCTGATGTTTCTGGGTAAGAGTGTTTCCAATGAGCGTGAATGTGTGGATCGCGTATTCGATGAGTCTAACTCGGACTCGGTTATCTTCTTCTGAGCCTCCGGCTCTGGTGTAAAGAGGGTTGATGATGAGTTCTACTACCATTCCCATGATAGCTCCGAGGAGCTTGCCATCCCATTCTCTGTAGTCGCCAGCAATGTGGAAATCTCCGTTCTTGAGGAGACGCTGGGCCAGTTTGGTCCAGTCGAACCCGAGTGGGTTAATTCCAACTGAGGAGGGTAATTCCGTACAGTTCTGGTTCATCAGAGCGATGAAAGCACCGAAGTACTTTCGGAAGAGCATGTTGATCGTAAGGGGAGCACAGCTGAACAGGCGGGTCTTGCCAGCCTTGATGTTCTTAATGGGCCTCGTCTCTTGTTTCAGGTTCTCGTAGTTGAATTGAAAAGGAACGTCCTTGTTTTCTCGGGCGGCGGTCTCCCATGCCAGAATATCTGCTTGCAGCAATTTGGCAGGGCACACGCCGTGTACGTCTTGATCGTAATCAAATTCGTACCCGTGTCCTTCTTCTTCATACTCGAGGTCCATGTTCTTAAAGAAGACGTGTTTACCTTTGGATGAGGGGGGTCGTAGTTGTTTGTATGGCATCCCAGGGGATGTGCTCATGTCCATGCCGGTGTACTTGGCGCTTGGAATTCCGTTTAGGATTTCATGGTCGTCGAGGAGCCGCATTTTCATGCCTGACAGTCCGTAGCTAGCAAGCTTGTTGTAAGCCTGTTTGCACGCTGCCTCGGCATCGTCTGCCCGGAAGGGGAGAGTGGGGACGGAGTACTTGATGCCCCCTTGTTGCATGGGGCTAGTGTATCCGGCTGGGGCCAAAGTTCTATCGATTCGCGGATCGGAAGGAGTCAGGACAGAGGGTTCTTTCGTATGTGGGTAAACCATGTCGTAGAGCCTTGATGGAACTATGTCGCTGCCTCTTGGGAAGCGTTGAGCATAGGAAGGTTGTACCATCCCAATGAACTCCATTTGCCCTTGCGGGATGAAGGTCATCTTGTCCAGGTCTGGCTCTGCCAGCATCATAGAGAGGCCGGGTTCGAGAGTCGTTCCGAATGTGAGTTTTGGAAAATATTTTTGGATATTGGTGGTCAGAACTTCCTTCGTGATGGCTGTTGAAAAGCCCATCTCCCGGTCAACGATGCCTCCTACATGTACGCCGCAAATCCGCCCGATGAGGGATGGATCCAGCGCTACAAGTAGCGAGCCACAGTCTCCCCTAGCCGTCGGTACCTTGTACGCGAAGCCATTGAGAAGCTCTCTATCGATGGTGTCGTAGGTGAGCCCATATCGAAAGGGCCCTTGCTCCATGGAGGTTATGGAAGTAGTCTGAATGTAATTTGAAATAAGGAAGTACCCACCAGCTTCTGCCTGGTGTTTGACCAGCATACTCTTAAAATTCGCGAGTTTCTTAAGCTCTGGCTCTGAGACGAAGTGTTTCATGATGTTGGGAAAGCTCTCGACACCATGGTCCAGCTCAATTAAGGCAAGATCCATTTCTTCGTCACCGTTCTTTACGATCTTCGCTTTGCGATAGTCCACCGATAGGGGGATTTCTCGCTGAGCGATGTA